GAGTACCAGAAGATCCTCGAGCAAAACATTCTGAAGTTGAACCATAAATCGTTCCACCAAGTTGTTGTGTTGGGGTCCTCCTCATTCATTCCCTTCATGCAACTTTCGTCTAGTCATAGACGGGATGTTATCGAGGATCTTCTGGACATTAATGTATTCTCTAAGATGAATGTCTTATTGAAAGAGAAGCAGTCAGCTATTAGAGATCAGCTAAAAGACATTGGATATAAGATTGACATTATCAAAAACAAGATTGATACACAAACAAAATACATTCAAGATATTAAAACACTGACAGAAGATAATAGAAAAGAATATGAATCTAGGATACATGCATCGCAGAATAGTATCGATGAACTACAAGCTGAGAACAGCGAGCTTAGCTTGGGTCTCGACGAATCTATTCGAGAGACCGAGGAAAGGCAGTCAGCTTTACATGATAAACGCCAAGCCCTTATGCTCGGAGGTCAAGATCGGCAGACGACTCTCGCCAACGTCCGCAAGCGGATCAAGTTTTTCGAAGAGAATGAGGTATGTTCCGTATGTGATCAAGCCATCACAGATTCGCATAAACATGACATTCTCGAGTCTGCGAAGCAAGAATCCTTTCAGATCCAATCCGAATGCCGTCAGATTGGTACGGACGGGACCGCGGTGGAGAAAGAGATTAACGAGACCGGACTGCTACTTAAATCGCTTCGAGATAAAGTATCTAAACTCAGTGAAAACAATGTCCAGATTACTACGCTCCAAAAAAATATCAAGTCATATCAAGACTACCTAGAGAAGGGTGTCTCAGCTGACTTGAAAGAAGCAGAAGATGATCTGAAAGTTCTTAACGATGATAAGAACAGCTTACTCGAAACTAAGTTTGGCGTATCGGAAGAGTTTTCATATAACACTGTAATGGCTGAGATGTTGAGAGACACAGGTATCAAAACTAAGATCATTAGACAGTACATGCCTGTAATCAATCAACTTGTTAACAAGTATCTGCAAGTATTAGACTTCTTTGTACATTTTGATCTTGATGAGAGCTTTAATGAAACTATTAGATCGCGTCACCGTGATGAGTTTACGTATGACTCATTCTCAGAAGGCGAGAAGCAAAGAATCGATCTGTCTCTTCTGTTCACCTGGAGGCAGATTGCTAAGATGAAGAACTCGGTGGCTACTAATCTTCTGATCCTTGATGAAACTTTTGATTCGTCTTTGGACCACGAAGGTGTTGACAATCTCCTAAAGATCTTGTATACTTTAGATGATGATACAAACATTTTTGTGATCTCTCACAAAGGTGAAATTCTTGACGGTAAGTTCAACAACAAACTTGAATTCAAGAAAGAAAAGAACTTTAGTAAGATGGTTGCATAGAGGAGTATATAATGGAACTACAAGACGGTACATTACAAGTATTGAAGAACTTTTCTGGAATCAACCAGAACATTCTTATTAAGCAGGGAAGTACTCTGAGGACTATCAGTGAAGCACGTACAGTGCTTGCTCGAGCTGCAGTCAAAGAACAATTCCCTAAAGATTTTGGGATCTATGATCTCAATGAATTTATCGGTGTGCTTGGCCTAGTCGATACACCTCGTCTCAAGTTTGAAGACGACTATGTAATGATTGGCGATTCGACCGGTAGATCGAAAGTCAAGTATTTCTTTTCTGCAGAAGAGACCTTGACTACACCTCAGAAAGATATCACTATGCCAGACACGGAAGTTAAGTTCGTGCTGACTAATGATACTCTTAACAAGCTCAAGCGAGCTGCAGCTGCGCTTGGACACAGTGAGGTAAGTATCTCTAACAAGAATGGAGTGCTTAGTCTTTCTGTGGTAGAAACCCAGAACTCTACATCTAATACATTTTCGATTGATGTTGATGGAGAGTTCAATCAAGACGCAACATTTAACTTCGTCTTGAACATCGCTAATCTCAAGATCTTACCTGGCGATTATGATGTTGAGATTTCTTCTAAACTAATCACGCAATTCAGTCATAAAGAAACAGATGTACAGTACTGGATTGCACTTGAAAAGACGTCTACTTATGGAGTATAAGATGGAAGAACTGCAAGAACTTGCTAATAAAACCAGCCGATCGATGGTCGCTGTGATTGACGCCATGACTCAACGTGGTGCTATCAAAGGCGAAGAACTTTCTACTATTGGTCAGCTTCGCGACCAATGCATTCAGATCATTCAGCTTTGCGAGCAAATGGCTCAAGATGCTGCAATGGAGGATGATGAAGAATAAGTTTACAAACTCACTTAAATGATGTATAATACCTTTTTGTTATGGAGTTTGTAAATGAATGATTTTCTCTGGGTAGAGAAGTACCGTCCTCGCACGATTGCTCAGACTATCTTGCCTGATAGTTTGAAGCAGACGTTCCAGAGACTAGTAGATACCGGTGAATTGCCTAATATGCTTTTCACCGGTACTGCCGGTCTTGGAAAGACCACAGTAGCTAAAGCTCTGTGTAATGAACTTGGTCTCGACTACATTGTTATCAATGGATCCGAAGAAGGTAACATTGATACACTTCGTGGTAAGATCAAACAATTTGCTAGTTCAGTTTCACTACAAGGTGGCTATAAAGTAGTTATCCTTGACGAGGCTGACTATCTAAACGCTCAGTCAACCCAACCTGCTCTTCGTGGATTCATTGAAGAGTTTGCTAACAACTGTCGTTTCATTCTCACTTGTAACTTCAAGAATCGTATCATTGAACCACTTCACTCTCGTTGTGGTGTGTATGAATTCAATACAAGTAAGAAAGATCTCGTTCCTCTCTGTGAAGAGATGCTCCTTCGAGCTCGTGGTATTCTTGGTAAAGAAGAAGTATCATTTGACGACGATGCTGTTGTGCAAGTAATTATGAAACACGCCCCTGACTGGAGACGTGTTCTTAATGAACTGCAACGTGGCTCGGTTGGTGGTACATTTGCCTATGTGCAGAAAGCTGACAACATTGACGATCTGTTTGCTCATCTGAAAGCTAAAGACTTTAAGAAGATGCGTAGCTGGGTCGTGAACAATATTGATACAGATTCGTCTACTATCTTTCGTGGACTCTATGATAAGATGTACGAGAAGTTGAGTCCTCAGTCTGTTCCGCAACTTGTTCTTATTCTTGCTGACTATCAATATAAGAATGCTTTCGTTGCCGATCACGAACTGAATGTTGTTGCTTGTATGACTGAGATCATGGCCAATGTTGAGTTTGCGTAAATGAAAGTAGGAAGAGCAGGATACGGCTTTGTGGGTCAGGCTCACGAACATATCCTAAAAGATTATCACACGATCATTATTAGTGATCCTGCAAAGGGTTATTATGGTGACTTGCAACATGCGGATTGCATTATCGTATGTGTAAGCACACCTCCACATGTAGGAGGTTACTGTGACTACGGGAACGTACTGAGTGTAGTTGAGAATGCACCAGACGTTCCTATCTTGATTAAGAGTACAATTAGTATTGAAGGCTGGGAAGTTATTCTTAAAACAAAAAAGAAAGTAACATTCTCACCAGAATTCTTACGAGCTGCTCACTGGAAAGAAGATATTGTTAACAACAAGAAGTGGTACTTTGGAGGTAATGACAAAGCATTCTGGACAGACATTTTTGTTGGTGTCTTAGGACGAATAGATGTTGACTTTGAACCGCCAGAGACGTTAATATTAGGTAAACAATTACGTAATAGTTTTCTTGCCTTGAAAGTAACTTTCTTTAATCAGATTTATGATCTGTGTGAGGCTCAAGGTATGAATTATGAAGGAGTACAAAAAGTAGTTACTTCAGATCCAAGGATTGGAAGAAGTCATAGTGACATTACAGAAGAGCGTGGCTTTGGAGGTCATTGCTTACCAAAGGATACTCTTGCTACTGTAATGAGTGCTCGTGTGGCTGAAACTGAAATGTCTGTACTTAGTGCAGCACTAGAATATAATGAGAAGATTCAAAAATGAAAGTAGGGTTTACTGCATCCACATTTGATTTACTTCACGCTGGTCATATCACAATGTTGCGTGAAGCTAAGGATCAGTGTGACTATCTGATTTGTGGTTTGCAAGTAGACCCATCACTTGATAGACCAGATAAGAACAGTCCTGTGCAAACTCTTGTTGAGAGATTCGTACAGCTATCTGGTGTACAATACGTTGATGAAATTATTCCATACCAGACTGAGTCTGACTTGGAAGATATCCTAAATATGTACAACATCGATGTGCGTATCATAGGTGATGAATATAAACATGGTAAGTTCACAGGCCGTGCTATATGTGCTGCTCGTGGCATTGAGATATACTTTAATAAAAGAGATCATCGATTCAGTACGAGTGATCTCAGAAAAAGAGTTCGTGATGAATCCATTTGAATATTTAAATGAAATCAATTATGGTAAGAATGATATCATGGTTGATGATATTACTGAAAAACAATACAACTCCTTCATGGTCAATCGTAGTTTGTCGTACTTCAACGATACTGTGTTGATGGCTAACGAGATGAATATCCACCATCATCTCGATCCACGTCTCCAATTTGACTTTTTGATAAATATAGTCAGAAAACGAAGACGGTTTTCAAAATGGTTCAAACCTGAATCTGAAAGTGACGTGGAAGTTGTTAAGGAATATTATGGCTATAGTAATGAGAAAGCCTGTCAAGCCTTAACCCTTCTCACACGTAATCAAATTGACGAATTGAAAAAGAAGGTGAACAAAGGTGGAAGAAAATAATATCGTAGAGTGGACTCCTAACAATATGTTAGAAGTAACTCTGAACGAGCCGGACGATTTCCTTAAAGTAAGAGAGACCCTAACTCGCATCGGTGTTGCATCGCGCAAGGACAGAAAGCTGTACCAGTCGTGTCACATTTTACACAAGCAGGGTAGATACTTTATTGTACATTTCAAAGAATTGTTCTTACTGGATGGAAAGAAATCAAACTTAGAAGAAAATGATATTGCTCGTAGAAACACTATCGCAACATTAATGAGTGACTGGGGTCTGGTTACAATCGATAACAAAGATACAGCTCAACCTCTTGCTCCACTCAGACAAATCAAAATTATCTCATACAGAGATAAAGATCAATGGGAACTTTGTCCTAAGTACAATATTGGTAACAAATGATTATGTCAAAAGAAGAATGGGAAATGCACTGCATTGATACTGGATGCTCTATGACCTATGAAAATTATATTGAAGCTGTGAATCATATTATGAGAAAGTTGAAAAATGGAAAATCTAAAGAAGTTGTGGGATGACCACGACAGTATTGAATTAGTTTTGTTTGCCTCACTAGCCTTTTGTGTTGGGTGGGGATTATATCATGTAGTAGTAGCATTTATAGAAAGGTTCTTCGGATGAGACAGTTTGTATATGATAGTTGGACTAGTGTGATGGACGCTGATAAAAATCCATTACGACACATTCCAGATACTAATACTCGACATCTTGTAATGCAAGTATTAGCTTGGATGTGGTGTATTACGTTTGCTATGATTGTTGGTAGCTGGACTGTTTTTGGCATCAGCGCAATTGCTCATGTTGTATTACTTGGTGCTATTGCAGTTACCGTAGCAACATTTGAAACTGCAAAACGTAAGCCATCAGTTTTTAGTCTGCGCCCTGGTTATCACTCGGTAAGTCGCACTAGACAATATATGTGGGTTAACGGTCAGCGTGTTATGCTGGATGCAAATGATCCTGGCGGAGAACATGAGTAAGCCGTTGACTTTGAAGAAATAAATCTTATATATAATAGTGACATGCCCGAGAGGGGTGTCGACACTAACCTTGCTAGTCAATAGGAGGAACATATGACTGGATTAGTATACCCGCGTTCGGGTTTCATCGGTTTCGACCACATCTTCGATCAGCTTGAGAGCATTCACAAGCATGCGAAGGATACCTACCCACCACATAACGTAGTCAAAGACGAGGACATGAAGTTCACCGTCGAAATGGCTGTGGCTGGTTTTAAAAAAGAACATATTGATATTGAAGTGAAGGACCACGTCCTTACTATCAAAGGTGAGCGACCGTCAAGGCGTGAACAAGACAAATATGTTCATAAAGGTATCAGTGCGAAGAACTGGAAAAAGTCTTTCAGACTATCGGAATACACCGAAGTCACCGGAGCAGATCTTGAGGACGGAATCTTGGCTGTCAACCTTGAAGTCGTTCTGCCTAAAGAGAAGCAGCCTCGTAAAATCAACATTGGTTCTAACGAGGAAAAAAATGACAACACTAGTACTGAACTACTCACAGAGTCTGCTTGAAGGATTCTGGAGCGGATTAAAGAAAACTCTTCAAGGTATTATGCTTGGCTACGCGATCGCAAGACAGCAGCAAGCTAATCGATATGTCGCAGAACAGATCTCGAGATACGAGTACAATAGTGAAAACTATTGGGTTATCCTAAACGAGCTAAATGCTAAAACTGCTGAACAACTTCGTAAGGAGTTTGGCAATGAGTAAGCTGAAAGCGTGGTGGAAAAACCTCTGGATCGATCCTGTAACAAAGTATCTTTCACAAGCTACAGATCACGTTGATCTGGAGAATAGAATGAAAGAACTTCAAAGAAAAGGGATGTATTGGTTATAATGTGGCCTTATACTGAAGAAGAGAACGACATAATCTCTAAGAAAAGATAAATAAAAGGAGCGGGGCGACCTGCTCCTTTTAAACTTAGGAGATTCACATGAACAAATGTAGCTGCGGACATGACTGCCACTGTGGTGAGGAATGTCAAGATTGTGTAAACGATGTATGTTATAACTGTGACTGTGACAACAAAAGCGATATCCCTGACTCATTTACTAATAGGAATTAACAATGCGTAGACTTCAAAAAATTATTGAGAACGCTCTGGTTGATAAACAAGATAAGTATATTATGACTCGCATCGAGCAACTCAAACAAGATATGGAACGTGCGAGTGATGAAATGGATAAAGCCTGGTATAATAGGTTAATCCAAGAACTTAATTGGGCTTTGCAAATGAATTCAAAGCCTACTCATAACTGCTATATGCAGAAAGATGAGAAAGAAATTTGGACATAAGGAACACAACATGGCTTCAGAAAATTATGTGTACTGCTTAGAGATGATTCTTCACCACGAAGGTGGATATGTAGATCATCCAGAAGACCCAGGTGGAGAAACTAACCTGGGAGTCACCAAAAGAGTATATGAAGACTTTGGTGGCGAAAAAGATATGAAGGATTTGACACGTGAAGATGTTGAGCCAATTTATAAAGCAAATTATTGGGACAGAGTTAAAGGCGACGAGCTTCCCTCTGGTCTTGATCTGTGTGTATTCGATTTTGGTGTTAATGCTGGTCCTGGACGTGCTGCAAAATACTTACAGTCTTTGATTGGTACTACTGTTGATGGTGGCATTGGTCCAATGACATTAGCTGCACTTGACGAATATGTAAACACATACGGTCTTGATCAAACGATTGTTGCATATCAAGACTATAGACAACAATACTACGAGAGTCTGAAACACTTTGCAACATTTGGTCGTGGATGGACACGACGCAATGATGAGACTAAGGAAGCAGCTCTGAATATGGTAAATGGTTGAGCTAACTGAATCAGCTCAGCAATACTTAGAAAAGGTTGGACAGCCTAATGTCTTTCTATCTGTGAAAGGCGGAGGCTGTTCAGGCTTTCAATACGAATGGGATGTCACTGACAAAGAACCCACAGTTGGTAATCTTCATGTGGATCCCATTGCAGAAATGTTTGTGCTTGGATGCACAATAGATTACGTCACCGAGCTTGGCGGCTCATATCTGAAAGTAATCAATCCAAACGCTACAGCCTCGTGTGGTTGTGGTGAATCCTTCGCAGTGTAAATTAACTGTTTACAAATCCTACAACCTGTAGTATACTTACATAATGAACTTCTATACGTCAGTAAACCGTTACGGTAATAACATCTACTATCGTGGTGTTGAAGATGGTCAACGAGTAGCTCGTAAGATCTGGTTTCAGCCTACGTTATTCCTACCATCCAAAACCAAGACTGGCTGGATCTCTCCAGACGGTCTTGCGTTAGAACCTAAGCTCATGGACAGCATGAAGGCTGCTCGTGAACTGTATGCAAAATATGAAGACGTCCAAGGTCTTGACATCTATGGTACAGACAACTATGTCACTCAATATATCACAGAAGAATTTCCTGATGAGATTCCATTTGATAGATCTCAAGTCAATGTGACTACGATTGATATCGAAGTTGCATCGGATGATGGCTTTCCATTTGTAGAAGAAGCTGCTAAGCCTGTTATCACTATCACTTGTAAGAATAATATTGATGGCATCTACTATGTGTGGGGTCTGTATGACTATGATGTCTCTAAGTCTATCATGGACAATGTTCAATACAAGAAGTGTGAAGACGAGCAAGAGCTTCTGACAGACTTCTTGAAGTTCTGGAATCATCCTGAGACTTGTCCAGATGTTGTGACTGGTTGGAACACTCGTATGTTTGACCTTCCGTATCTTGTTCGTCGGATCCAGAAAGTTATTGGTGGTGAAGTCTATAGACGTATGTCACCATGGAACTATGTCAACCAACGAGATATTGTCATTGCTGGACGAACACAGATTGCTTATGACCTTGTAGGCATTCAACAACTTGACTACTATGATCTGTTCCAGAAGTTTGGATACTCATATGGTCAGCAAGAATCATATAAGCTGGATCATATTGCTCATGTCGTTCTTGGTGAACGTAAGTTGTCATATGAAGAACATGGTAGCTTGTACTCTCTGTATAAAGAAGACTATCAGAAGTTTGTCGACTATAATATCAAAGACGTTGAGCTTGTGGATAGACTTGAAGAGAAGATGGGTCTGATTACACTTGCAATGACTATGGCTTATCGTGGTGGCGTGAATTATGCTGACACGTTTGGTACTGTGCAGATCTGGGACTCTATCATCTATCGTCTACTACAGAAGATGAATGTTGCTGTCCCTCCTCGTAAGCGTCAGACGAAAGTTAAGTTCCCTGGTGCTTATGTCAAAGATCCTCAAGTCGGTCTACACGATTGGGTTGTTTCGTTTGACTTGAACTCTCTGTATCCTAACTTGATTGTTCAGTATAATATGAGCATTGAGACTATGATCAATGGACGCATTCCTGGTGTTGATGTTGATAGTATTCTTAACAACACATGCAATAGTAATCCAGACAACACAACTATGACTGCTACTGGTGTTCGCTTTACTAAAGAGCGGCAAGGTATCATTCCTGCTATCATTAAGAAGTACTATGACGAACGACGTGACATCAAGAAGAAGATGTTGATGGCTGAGCAAGCTCTCGTCAACGTTGGTAAGAAGTCTCAAGTCGTCAACGATATCAATGCAAGTGTCGATGAGTGGGATGGTAACGACTACGCTGGCAACACTAGAGGTAACTCTGAGTCTGGTGAGAAGATGACACAGACTAATGGTCAGGCTAAGACTAGACTCGAAGCTGAGGTCAATCAGTTACACAACCAGCAGATGGCTATTAAGATTCTTATGAACTCTCTGTACGGTGCTCTGGGTAATGCTCACTTCAGATACTTTGATAACAATGTAGCAGAAGCTATCACTACTTCTGGCCAATTGTCTATTCGTTGGGCTGAGAAAGCTATCAACGATGAGATGAATAGTCTACTCGAGACTATGAATGAAGACTATGTTATTGCAATCGATACTGACTCTTTGTATGTGAACATGAAACCTCTTGTCAATAAGTTTGATCCTAATGATCCATCTAAGTTTCTTGATAAGATCTGTAGTGATCACTTTGAGAAGATTCTTGCTAAGGCTTATGATAAGCTCGCTAAGAAGATGAATGTGTTTGAGAATCGTATGGAGATGGCTCGTGAGGTGATTGCTGATAGAGGTATCTGGGTTGCTAAGAAACGATACTTCTTGAATGTGTTGAACAATGAGGGTGTGCAGTATGCTGAACCTAAGTTGAAGATCATGGGTATTGAAGCTATCAAGTCGTCGACTCCTCAAGTCGTTCGTGATAAGTTTAAAGAACTGTTTCGTGTGATCATTGAGAAGTCTGAGTCTGATGTGCAGCAGTTCATTCGTGAGTTTCGTGAAGAGTTCAATGGACTCAATCCAGAAGATGTATCATTCCCTCGTGGAGTAAAAGAAGTTACTAAGTGGATGGACAGAGATGCTATCTATGGCAAGGGTTGTCCTATTCATGTTCGTGGTGCTCTGCTCTATAATCACTACATCGATAAAATGAACTTAAATAAAAAATACGAGAAGATTAACAACGGTGAGAAGATCAAGTTCTGTTATCTGAAAGTTCCTAATCACATCAAAGAAAATGTGATCACATATCCTCTCAACCTTCCGAAAGAGCTTGACCTTCACAAGTATGTGGACTATAATGCTCAGTACGAAAAGACTTTTCTTGAACCGCTTCGTCCGATTCTCGATGCTGTGGGATGGTCTGCTGAACCTAAAGCAAGTCTGGAGGACTTCTTTGTATGATGTACTCATTGACTGTGTTTAACTCACCTCGCTGGTGGGATAAGCAACAGAGATATGTTTACGATAATAAGACCCATCGTCGGATTGATATCGACGGATGGGATTCGTTTGTTAAGTTCTTCTATAAGCTAGCCGACAGACCTCTTGACGGTAAGCAATCAGCTGAGTTAATATCTCCTGCTGTGTTTGAACCTAATGCAACGAGAAAGAATGAACACGTCATCGAGTGGGCTGGTTGGGCTGCTGTTGACGTAGACGACTATGAGTTTGATGGAGATTTACAAAATGATCTTCTTGAGCGTTTTTCTCACTATAATTTTATTTGTTATTCTACTGCTAGTAGTACGGACACTATCCCAAAGTTTCGTCTCGTCTTCCCACTTACTGCTCCGGTTGAAAACGCCAACATTAAGAAATTCTGGTATGCATTACAATCCGAGCTCAACGAGCTCGGTGACAAGCAGACTAAAGACTTATCTCGAATGTATTATGTCCCTGCAACGTATGCTAATGCTAACAACTTTATATTCCATCATAGTGACGGTCAGCCTGTTGATCCTGATGAATTGATCTTCAAACACCCTATGGCTGAGAAGGCTACTCTGAATAATTTCTTTGATAGATTACCAGAAGAATTACAGAAACAGATCATAGAACATAGAAAGAATAGACTAGATAATACATCGGTACATTGGACTGGGTATCGTGACTGTCCTTACTTTCCTCGTAAGCTCGAAGCTGAATACAGAGCTATAAGTAAAACTGGATGGTATAGAAAGATGTACCAGATTATGGTTGCTATTGCTGGTAATGCTGTAAAGAATAACTATCCCATTACAGCTGCTGAGATCTCTCAACTGTGTAGAGAGTTTGATAGTGAAACTGGTAACTGGTATGAGAATCGTCCTATGGACAGAGAAGCTGATGGCGCGATCGAATACATCTACAGAAATCTATGAAGCCTACAAATTGTTTTGGATGGTCAAAGGTCATCTAGAATGTTCACCAGAAACAGCACTAGCAAGTGCTGATGGTTACTTTAAACGTCTATGGTTTGCTGGTTCTAATGGAGCTCCACTATATGAATATGAAGAGACGTTTGAAGAAGCATATAGAAAAAAATTTAAATAATTTCATTTTTCCTGTTGCCTTTTATCTCAAATGGAGGGATACTATAAGCACAGTTAAAGAGCAATGAGGAGCTTGAAATGCAAAACGTAGGAATCAACTTTGTAAACGCTTGTAGCGGTGGCCTTCGTTTCCGTATTGGTACAGAAGAAGGCGAGCAGATTGTTCGTCGTGCAGACACAATCCAAGATGGTGTATACTGGATTCAGATGTATGGAGTTGATCCTTCTGGCATCGCTTGTTCTTCTGATATGGACTTTGCTGACGAAAACGGTTTTGAGCACTATGATGGTGCTCGTGTTATGATGGATGAGATTCTTATGGAGGCGCACAATGAAAACAATTAAGATTGGTGATACTGTGATGACTCGTTGGGGTCTTTCGGAGATCAAAAAGATTGAGATCTGTCCGAAGCCTGGCGACAAGTATGGTCTTCCTACTGAAGAGGTCTATGTAGATCTGGTTGACCGTTGTATCTTTGATTTTGAAGAAGGTTGGCAGTATGGTAGCCAGCTGGACTTCATCCCTCACTAAGGAGCTTTTGTTATGATTGATTATGGTAAGATTTACGTTCGTGTTGACTCTTTTCTGCAGACTCGTGAAGGTCTTGCAAATCCTAAGAACAGCCAGGACTACGTTTGGTTTGTTCGTGAGTTGACTGGTATCTTTTGTGGTGCTGCATACGAAAACGATCTTGAGACAGATGATGTCGTAAAGTTCTTCGATCTGGTTGAGAATCATTATATCACAGATATGAATGTTACTGGCAAGCTGTCTGACGTATCAGATCTGATCTCGCTTGACATTCTTTCTCATCCGCTATATAATATCACTGAGTTCACATTGATGAACTACAAGCCAGGTAACGTACAAGTTGGTCCTGGTGAATTCTTCTTCTGTTTCTATGACAGAGGATCTGCTTTTGGTATTGATAACACTGCTGGCTATGATGTTATCACAGATGGGACTACGACTGAGATGAAGAAGCTCGGATCTAACTTTACTACACCTGAGCTGTTTGATAAGTATGCAGCATCGGCAGCTGTTGACCGTCTGCTGGTTGTCAAGCCAATCTCTAACGCGAAGAAGCCTCGTATACGTAGTCAGTATGCTTGTGTGCATACTACTAAGTGGCGTGATGCATTCTATCATCGCAACGGTACAACTCTAGCCTTGAAGGAGGTAGCGTGAGCAAGAAATATTACTACAGTGAAATCTTTCACTCTATCCAAGGCGAGGGACACTACACTGGTGTCCCCACTGCCTGGATTCGATTCTTTTTATGTAACTTACAATGTGATGGCTTTGGTCAGATGTTTCCGACTAAGCCTGAGACCTATGAACTTCCATACAACGACTTTGATGTAACCTCAGTAGAGCGAGTTGAGGATCTTCCTGTATGGGAGAAGGGTTGCGACTCTTCGTACACTTGGTCTAAGAAGTTTAAACATCTGATGGGTCAAGCTACTGGAGCTGAACTAGCTCAAAAGATTACAGACATTATGAAGAACGAACATAATCCCAATGGTTGGTTCCGACATCCTAAGTCTATGCAACACAACCATCTCTGTATCACTGGTGGTGAACCTCTAATGCGTCATGCTCAGAACGCGTTCCTAGAGATCTATGATGCTCTTCGTGATATGGGTGGTGGACCTATTCCTGAGACAAAGTATATGGATGCAAGTAACACACCTTCTTCTGTAACATGGGAAACTAATGGTACGCAAGCTCTATCAGATGACTTTGCAAACTTTGTGGGTAGTCCTTTGTTCAAACCAGAAGCCTTCTTCTCTGTATCTCCTAAGCTATGGACAGTAGCTGGTGAGAAGCGAGAGAAAGCTATCAAGCCAGAAGTCGTAAAGCAATACTATCAGACATCTGACAAAGGACAGTTGAAGTTTGTTGTAGGTCCAGAACAAGAACAGTGGGACGAGCTGGATGAAGTAGTTGCAATGTTCCGAGATGCTGGTGTCAAGTATCCAGTGTGGATTATGCCTACAGGTGCACGTCTTGAAGAACAAGAACAGACTGCTGGTGATGTTGCTAAGATGGCATTCGAGCGAGGCTATAATGTCTCTGGTCGTATGCATGTATATCTATTTGGTAATGCGATTGGTACGTAATGAAGTTTAAGGCAAAGATATACTTAGAATATAATGACATCCTCTCTATGTGTCACAACTTAGAACACGATGTGTCAAAGATGCATCCAGATCTAATTGTTGGCATTACGAGAGGAGGTCTACTACCAGCTCTTCACTTGTCTCATGGATTGAATATTCCTATGACAACTATTCAGTGGCAAACAAGAGATGCGTTGGTGAAGGAGATCAAACCAGAAATCGTTGATGCGTTGAATGAAAAGAAAACTGTTGTCTTTGTGGACGATATCAATGATACTGGTAAAACATTTAAAGAAATCAAGAAGGCTTACCAGGGTGGTAAGTATGTGTCATTAGTAGAAAGGACTTCTACTGTATTCAAAACAGATGCTAGATCATTACGTTTTGATGATGCACGATGGATTGTATTTCCGTGGGAAAAGGATTAAGGATGTTAAAGAAAACTGTATCGGAACGAATTCGCGAACGCCTGGACAAAGAAGGAGTTCGTTATTGGGCTGGAGATAATATCTCTACTCATCTTAATGAACAAGATAAGGCAGACCTTATTGACGAACTTGAAAAGAAGTTTGAAGGAGTGCTGGACTCTTTGGTAATTGATCGTCACGGTGATCCTAATTCTATGGGTACTCCTCGTCGACTAGCTAAGATGTATATCAATGAGATTATGTCTGGTCGTTACGATCCTGCTCCTCCTGTGACTGCTTTTCCTAATGATGATCCTAATCATCGTTATGGTGGTATCATTGTGACTCGAGCTGAACTTATCTCTATGTGTTCGCATCATCACCAGCCTGTCAAAGGTGTAGCGTATATTGGCCTGCTCGCTGGTGTTAAGGTGATTGGTTTATCTAAGTATGCTCGTATTGCTCAGTGGTGTGCTAATCGTGGTACTCTTCAAGAAGAGCTTACTATGCAGATTGCTGATGAGTTAATCAAGCATACTGGTACAAAAGATCTAGCTGTGTACATTCAAGCTACTCATGGTTGTATGGAACACAGAGGAGTACATGCTCATAGCTCTTTGACTCAGACTACTGAGCTTCGTGGACAGTTCTTCAATCCATCTGTGAAGAACGAATTCCTAGATTATATTAAGATGCAGCAACAGTTTGCTGGAACTAGGACATGATGAAGAAACTAGATGCTAGACAGCAACTGCTTGTTGTTACTGCAGAAGAGTGTGGAGAGCTTGTACAAGCATGTTCAAAGCTCCTTCGTAGACGAGAGTTGTTTGGTGATAGTGAATATGTACAAAATCTGAAAGATGAATTAGGTGACGTATATACAATGATTGATCTTATGGTAGAATGGGATGTTGTATCATGGGGTGAACTTGAAGACCGCAGAGAGGTAAAACGAAAGAAACTCTCTAGGTGGTCAGATCTTGTGGAGGAATAAATGAACCATATGAATGTAAGTTTTGTTAAGAGTGGCCTTCGGTTTATTGCTGGAGGTGCTCTGATCTTTGGTAGCCTTCTCTGGGCAGGTGTATTCCTGATTGCAGCAGAAGTGCTTGGTGTAGTTGAAGAGATTGTTGATAAGAGGATTGAAGAGTAATGGCTTGGAACAGTAAAGATTTTATCTGGGTGACCTTTCAGAAAGAAGGCATCCATAAGTATCCAGCAGCACTAGAAGATCCTAAGCTGGCGGATGTTAGCTTCTTAGGATATCCTCATCGTCATATGTTCCACTTCCGAGTTGAGTTGGAAGTAATGCATGATGATCGTGATGTAGAGTTCATTCTGTTTAAACGTGAGCTCGAGGCTCTCTATGATCAGGGAACTATGCAGCTGGACTATAAGAGTTGTGAGATGATGGCTCGTGAACTGGCTGGATATATTCGTAAGACGTATCCAGATCGTGATATTGCAATTGAAGTTTCCGAAGATGGAGAAAACGGTTGTCGTTTGAGCTTTCCTAATGTATAAATAAGGATAACAATTATGGAGCGCTCAATGAAACAGTTTAAAGAAATTCGGGAGCAACAGTACCCAGAAGTTCGTAAGCACCTAAAGAAGATTGGTAAAGACTCTAATGTTTCGTATACAGATATGAGAACAAAGTCTAAGAAAACTGGTCGGTATGGTGGTCTTATGAGAATGGGTGCTCATACGTATGCTAAAGTTCATCATGATGATCATATGGCAGCCGTACCGCTTCCGCAAATCCATCATAAATAAAACACAATTCTGATTAACATTATTATTTGAGAGGTATATTATGATTGACTTTTGTCACATCGCGCCGACGGCGTATCTAAACGAGTTCACTAAAAGTAACGGTGCTCATCTTCTCCTTGCTCATTTGGTTGAGGAAGATGAAGAGTACCGTAACTACTATGCAAATCTTGATGACGGTAAGTTCAAGATTATGGATAACTCTGCTTTTGAAATGTACAAGCAGGGTCGTCCTATGTACTCTACAGATGACCTCCTTCCTATGGCTAAACTATGTAAAGCAGACATGATTGTAATGTCTGACTATC